CCGGCGGGCCGCCACACCGTCATCACCAATGCAGTCACCACCGGCGGCCTGGTGCAGCCAAGCAATCTGCGGGAAGCCCGGTACAAGGTGCTGGATGGGGCGGTGTAGGATCGTGGCCGTCCAGGGGGTACGCCACCTTCCCCGTAAGAGCTGGTCCATCGGACAAACCCAACCGGACGTGCGAATTTCCCGGTTGCCAGGACGGCCACGGACCCATTATCGCGCTTTCCTCTTCCCGGATCAACTCCCGCTCTCCGCTCCGGCGCCCCAGGACCGTGGAGGGACCGTCTCCGGGGCGGATGTGCCCCGAAATCCATTAAACGGCGTTTTAAACGCCCCTGGCGCGGCTCCGGGGCCTTCCGCGCGCCCGGTTGCGCCCGACCGCCAATCGGCATAAGGTCGCTGCATTCCATCCCCTCCGTCTATCGCCCCAGGCCGGACACTGTCCGGGCTCCCGGACGCGGCGCGCCGTCCTAGCTTGGCCTCCTCAACACCGGGGCTGGCATGGACCATCACACCGTCACATCGCTGCATTCATCGGACCAGGTCGTCGCCATCGCCTCGGCCGGGCACGAGATCCCGTCCGGCGCGCCGGACTGGGTCAAGCTGCTGCCTTACGGCACCTTCGCGGGCCGTGACGGCCGTGGCCCCTATACCCTGGCCGGTCCCGCCTCGGCGTCCAAGGTGATCGCCGCCTCCACCGCCTATCAAAGGGGAGCGGACTACCCGGTCGATTATGAGCACCAGACCCAGATGGCCGCGAAAAACGGCCAGCCCGCTCCGGCCTCCGGCTGGATCAAGGAGTTGGAGGCCCGCGACGACGGCCTTTACGCCCGCGTCGACTGGACCGCCGCCGCCGCCCAGCGCATCGAGACCCGCGAATACCGCTACATCAGCCCGGCCTTCATCCACGACAAGGGCGGCCAGGTGCTGCGCATCGTCGGAGCTGGACTGGTGGCCCTGCCCAATCTTGAAATCCCGGCCCTGGCCGGACAGCAGGATCCCGCAACTCAAGGAGATTCCATGGATCCCATTCTCAAGGCCCTGCTTCGGGCCTTCGGGCTGGCCGAAACCGCCACGTCCGAGCAGATCGCCGCCCATGCCCAGGCCCTGGCCGAGGCCCATCAGGCGGCGCTCAAATTCCTCGGTCTGCCCGCCGCCACCCCGCCCGGTCAGGTCGCCACCGCCGCTCAAGGTCTGGTCGCCGGTCTGGCCAAGGCCATCGGCCTGGACGGCGAGGTCACCGTCGCCACCCTGGCCACCGCCGCCCAAGGCCTGGCCGACAAGGCCAAGGCCTCCGGTCAGGTCGACCTGACCAGATACGTCCCCATGGATGTCCACCTGGCGGTGGCTGGCCAACTGACCGCCTTGCAGGGCCAGACCTCCCAGTCCGAGGCGGTCCGGGAGGTGGATGCCGCCATCGAGGCGGGCAAGCTGACCCCCGCGCTCAAGGAGTGGGGCCTCGCCATGGCGTCCCAGTCCCTCGATGCCTTCCGGGGATACATCGCCAAGGCCCCGGTGCTGGTGGCCACCCACGCCCAGCGCTCGTCGGTCACCACCGGCCAGCCGCCCGCCACCGGCGGCCAGCAGCTCACCGCCGATGAGCTGGCGGTGGCCAGCCAGCTGGGGCTGACGCCCGAGCAGTTCGCCAAGGGCAAGGAGATCATCTGATGGCCGCACTCACCCAGGGACGGGACACCCCCGAACGGAGCGGCCTTGTCCGAGCCGTCAAGATCGATGCCAACGTCAAGATTCATCAGGGCGCCCTGGTGGTGCTGGCCAGCGGCTTCGCCAAGCCCGGCGCCACCGCCACCGGCCTGGTGGCCATCGGCCGGGCCGAGGAGAGCGTGGACAATACCGGCGGCGCCCAGGGTGCCAAGGATGTGCGGGTGAGGCCGGGCATCTTCCGTTTCGACAACTCCGCCTCCGGTGACGCCATCACCGCCGCCGAGATCGGCGCCGACTGCTATGTCGTCGACGATCATTCCGTCGCCAAGACCAGCGGCACCAACACCCGCTCGGTGGCGGGCAAGGTGTTCGACGTGGACGCCCTGGGCGTCTGGGTCAAGTTCTAGCCAGAGGGGATCCCCATGCGGACCACTATCCTGTCTTTCATCGGTCTTGCCCTGGTCATGGGCGTGGCCGTCCTGTTCGGACAACCCGCCGAAGCGGCCCAGTCCATCGCCCTGGGCGATCATGCCGGGGCCATCGCCTTCGGCGGCATCGTCATCAACGGGGCCAATCTCCGGAACCTTTACGTCGGCTTCAACAGCGCCTTCAAGGATGGCCTGGGCTCGGCACCGCCGCAGTCCTCCGTCGTCGCCATGACGGTGCCCAGCTCCACCAAGGAGGAGGACTACGGCTGGCTGGGCAAGTTCCCGAAGATGCGCGAATGGGTCGGCGACCGCGTCGTGCACGGCATCACCGCCCACGGCTACACCATCCGCAACAAGCCGTTCGAGCTGACCATCGGCGTGTCCCGCGAGGATATCTCCGACGACAATATCGGCATCTACACGCCCTTGTTCCGCAACATGGGCGAGTCGGTGGCGGCTTTGCCCGATGAACTGGTGTTCGGCCTGCTCAAGACCGGCTTCACCACCGACTGCTACGACAAGCAATACTTCTTCGACACCGACCACCCGGTGCTGGATGGCACCGGCCAGGTGGTTTCCGTCGCCAATACCGATGGCGGTTCCGGGACCCCCTGGTACCTGATGGATCTGTCGCGCTCCATCAAGCCGATCATCTTCCAGGAGCGTCAGAAGGCCAATTTCGTCGCCAAGGACAAGGAGACGGACGACAACGTCTTCGACCGCAAGGAGTACGTCTACGGCGTCGACAGCCGGTGCAACGTCGGCTTCGGCCTGTGGCAACTGGCCTGGGGTTCCAAGCAGACCCTGGACGCGGCCCATTACAAGGCTGCCCGCGAGGGGTTGCTGGGCATGGTCGGTGATCACGGCCGCCCGCTCGGCCTGCGCCCCACTCATCTGGTGGTGCCTCCGTCCCTGGAGGGCCAGGCCCTCGAAATCCTCAACGCCGAACGCAACGCCGCCGGTGCCACCAACGTCTATCGCAGCACGGCCCAACTGGTCGTGGTGCCGTGGCTGGCCTAAGGAGCAAACCCATGAAGGCCATCCGCATCATCGCCAAGGTCGACGGCGTCCGCCGTGCCGGGATCACCCATACCGGCATCCAGGATTATCCCCTGTCGACATTCACCAAGGCGCAGATCGATCAGTTGCGCGCCGAGCCCAAGCTGGTGATCCAGGACGTCGACCTGCCCGACGAACCCAAAACCTCCAAGGCCAAGGAACCCGACCCGTCCAAGTAACCTTCCTCCCGCTTGGACACCTTCCCCCGTGGCCCCTGGCCACGGGGGCCTCTTGAAGGACGAAGCCCGTGCCCCTCTATATCGCCCGATCCGATCTCGATCAGCGTTTCGGCCAGGCCCAGACGGCCCAGGCCGCCTGGCGCGACGGGCTGGACGTCGATCAGGTGATCGCCGCCGCCATCTCGGGGGCGGGCGAGATCATCGACGGCTATCTGGCGGGCGGCGGCTACGGCCTGCCGCTCGATCCCGCCCCGGCGCTGATCGCCGAGATCGCGCTGGACATCGCCTGGTACAAGCTGTGGACCGGCGCCATCCCCGACGACGTGGCCACCCGCTACAAGGACGCGCTGCGCCAACTGGTCGATATCCAGTCCGGTCGCCTGGTGCTCCAGGTGGCGGGCGCCGAGGTCCTGCCCGCCGACAGCGATTCCGAGGTGCTGCTGGATGCGCCGCCCCGGCCGTTGCAGGGCAACATGGGGGGCTACTGACATGACCGGCGCCAGTTTCCGCCTGGATGTCGAGACCGTCAGCTTGCGCCGCCTCGGCCCGGCTTTTTCCGAGCTGATGCTGCGCATGGGCGATCTGTCGCGGCCCATGGACGAGATCGGCGCCGCCCTGGTGGATTCCACCCATCATCGCTTCACCACCGGCATCGGCCCCGGCGGGCGTCCCTGGGACGTTTCGCGCCGCGCCGCCGACGAAGGCGGCAAGACCCTGGTGGACAGGCGCCACCTGGAAGACTCCATCACCCACCGCCCCACCCACAATTCGGTCGAGGTCGGCACCAATCTGATCTATGCGGGCATCCACCAGTTCGGCGGCACCATCAAGGGCAAGGACGGCGGCAAGCTGACCTTCCGGGCCGGGGGTGGCTGGATGTCGGTGGATCAGGTGGAGATCCCGGCGCGGCCCTATCTCGGTGTCGATGACGCCGATTCCGACGAGATCGAGGCCATCATCGACGACTGGCTGCTGGGGGCTTTGCCCGCATGATCGACGCCATCATCGCCGCCGCCATCGCCCATATTGCCGCCCGCCAGGGTGTCGCCGCGCCGCTGGGCTATGCCATCCCCCGCATCGAGCCCTTCGACGGCCAGGTCAACGAGGCCCAGATGGCGAGCCTGATGCAGGTGACCCCGGCGGTGTTCGTCGCCTTCAGCCGGGGCAGCGGCGTCGAACAGGGCGAGCGCCGCAAATGGTCGGCCACCCTCAGCCTGATCGTGGTGACCCGCAACCTGTCCACCCCGGCCGCCGCCCGCGCGGGCCGAGGCGACGAGATCGGCGCCCATCGCATCGCCGAGGATCTGGCGCTGCTGTTCGAGCGCCAGCGCCTGGGCCTGGAGATCGACGAGATCGAGCCGGTGGAGATCAGTCCCATCATCCCCGGCTGGGCGCGGACCCAGAAGGCCGCCGTGGTCGGCCTGACCTGCAAGACCGGCTATGCCGTGGCCCTGCCCGGCGCCGGTCCGGACGAGTTGGACGACTTCCTGCGCGCCCGCTTCGACCTCGACCTGTCCGGCGACGGCCAGGCCGACTCCTCCCTCACCATCGACACGAGGACCAGCTGATGGCCGACACCCTGTACGTCATCCCCAACAAGGGGCTGCGCATCCCCGACCCGGCCACCGGCCGCGACCTGCCCGAGACCGGGGACCAGGTGACGCCCAGCCGCTACTGGCGCCAGCGCCTCAAGGACGGCGACGTCACCATCGCCGTCGCCGACACCGCGCCCGCCATCGAGGCGGGCCGCAAGAAGAAGGAGGTCTGATCCATGGGCCGCATCGCCTTTCGCCAGATCCCCATGACCTGGCGTGTGCCGGGGGTCAATGTCGAGTTCGACTGGACTGCCGCCAACCGCGGACTGGTCCGCTCGCTCCAGCGCCTGCTGATCATGGCGCTCCATCCCGGCGGCGGTTTCCCGGCGGCGCTCGACACCCCGATCCTGATCGAGTCTTACGACCACGCCGTCCAACTGGCGGGCCGCGCCTCCATGCTGGCCCAGATGGTCAAGACCGCCAAGGCGGCCAACCGGGTCAACGAGATGTGGGCCATCCTGGTGGCCGCCCCCGATGCCGGGGTCGCCGCCCACGGCTCCGTCACCTTCGCCGGACCCGCCAGCGCCGCCGGAACCGTGCCGCTGCTGGTGGATGGCCGCCTGATCCAGGTGGGCGTCGCGGCCAACGCCACCGCCGCCACCATCGCCACCGCCACCGTCGCCGCCATCAACGCCGATCCCGACCTGGCCGTCACCGCCGCCGTCGATGGCGTCGACAGCGCCAGGGTCAACATCACCTGCGACTGGAAGGGTGTCACCGGCAACGGCATCGACCTGCGGGTCGGCTATTGGCGAGGGCTGTTGCTGCCATCGGGCGTCACCGCCACCATCGCCGCTTTCGCGGGCGGCACCGGCGTGCCCGATCTGGCTGACGCCATCGACGCCCTGGCCACCAGGCAGTATCACCACGTCGTCACCCCCTTCACCGACGCCGTCAGCCTGGCGGCGGCGGCCGAGGAGATGGAGCGGCGCTGGGATGCCATGGTCCAGATGGAGGGCCAGGTCTGGACGGCGGCCAAGGGCAGCCTGGGCACGCTGACCACCCTGGGGACCGGCCTCAACTCCGACGCCCTGTCGGTGATCGGCATCGGCAAGAGCCCCACCAATCCCTGGATCGCCGCCGCCGCCTATGGCGCGGCTTGCGCCAAGGCGCTGGGCATCGACCCGGCCCGCCAGTTGCGCGGCATCGAGCTGAAGGACGTGCTGCCGCCCGAGGAGGTCGACCAACTGGCCGACGAGGACCGCAACATCCTGCTCTACAAGGGTATCGCCACCTGCACCCCCACGGTGGACGGGCAGATGCTGATCGAGCGCGCCGTCACCTCGTACCAGACCAATGTGGCCGGTCTGCCCGACCCGTCGCGCCTGGACGTCATGACCGTGGCGGTGGCCAGCGCCATGCGCGAGACGCTGCGCAACTACGTCACCAGCCATTTCCCCGATTACAAGCTGGCCGACGACGGCACCAACTGGGCGCCGACCCAGCGGGTGATGACGCCCAAGCTGTTTCGCGGTCACGTCATCCACGTGGCGCGGCTGTGGGAGGAGGTCGCCTGGGTCGAGTCGGTAGATGCCTGGAAGGACGAAATCGCGGTGGAGCGGCCCAAGGACACCGATCCCAACCGCCTCGATACCTTCCTGCCGCCCGACATCATCAACAACGCCATGGAATTCGCGTTCCTGGTCCAGCCGCGTATTTAAGCCGGCATTTAAGGAGGGTTGAATGGCACAGATCATCGGCCGCGTCACCGTGCTGGCCAACGGTGTCAAGCTCGATACCGAGAAGGGCGCCAAGATCAAGCTGGGCGGGGTCAAACGCTCGCCCAAGTCCTCGGACTCCGGCGCTACCCACCACTTCGAGGAGAGCGAGCATTGCGAGATCGAGGTCAAGGTGTTCCCGACTCGGGATTGCCCCATCGAGACCATCCGCAATTTTGTGGGCGTGGTGGCCCAGTGGCAGGCCGATAACGGCATCAGCTACCAGTCCCGCAACGCCTTTACCGCCGACACCATCGAATTGCAGGGGGGAGAGGGCTTCACCCTCAAACTCGCCGGTGACCCGGCCGAGAGCATTTGAGGGAGGGATCATGAGCGAGACGGAAAAGAACGAGAGTCCGGGCAGTGTCGAGATTGTCTTCCCCCGGCCGGTCAAGATCGGCGGGGTTAGCTACACCGCCATCACCATGCGCGAGCCGACGGTTGATGACGAGATCGCCGTGGCTGCCGCCTCCAAAACCGGCCGGGATGGGGAGAATGAGGCCCGCCTGATCGCCATGATGTGCGGCCTCGACTTCAAGGATGTGGTCAAGCTTCGCAGCGGCGTCGCCCGTCTGCTGCGGTTGCGGCTGATGGATTTTTTGTTGTTCCCGTGGGGCGAATCCGCCGGGACGTCCTCGTCCTCGCCCGCTTCACGGGATGGAGCCGCGCCGATATCGGCCGAATGACCGTGCGGGAATTCGTCGGCTGGCTGCGCGCCGCCGATGATCTGGCCGAGGAATTGACGGGAGATTAGGCGATGCGGACGCTGGGTGTATCCGTCCTGATCGGCGCGGCGCTGGCCGGGGGCTATCGCTCCACCATCGGCCGCGCCATGCAGGGCATCGGCGAGTTGGACAAGGGCATGCACGGCCTCCAGCGCCGGGTGCTCGATGTCGGCCAGGCCTGGGCCGGGCTCTATGGCATCAACAAGGTGCTGACCGCCTCGGGCGAGCTGGAGCACCAGTTGATGCAGATCGGCATCACCGCCGACATGACCGATGCCGAGATCGTGCGCCTGCGCCAGCACCTGGAACATCTGTCGCTGCCCACCGAGACCAACCAATCGGTGGACAATCTGGCCAAGGCCTACAAGGCCCTGGTATCGGCGGGCATGTCCAACGAGCAAGCCACCGCCTCGCTGCGTTCCGTCGGCCGGGCCGCCACCGCCGCCAGTGCCGATATCAATGACCTTTCCCAAATGTCCTTCACCCTGGTCGATACGCTGGGGATCGCCCCCGACGCCCTGGCGGCCGAGATCGACCGCCTGGCCTTCGCGGGCAAGAAAGGCAGCTTCGAGATTAGGGACATTGCCCGCTATCTGCCCACCCTGGGCGCGGCGGCCAAGGAAGCGGGCCTGACCGGCTCCGAAGGCGTGGCCACCCTGGGCGCCGCTCTCCAGGTGGCGCGCAAGGGGGCGGGCGAAAGCTCGGAGGCCGCCAACAACATGAAGAATTTCTTCCAGAAAATGATGTCGCCCGAGACCATGAGGAACATGGCCAAGCACGGAGTCAACGTCACCAAGCTGATGGCCGAGGCCATGAAGCAGGGTGAGAACCCGCTTGAGGTCTATCTCAACAAGCTCGACTCCATGCTGGGGACCGACCAGGTCAAGCGTAAGGCTCGGCTGGGCGAGCTGATGGCCGATATGCAGGTCCAGGACTTCGTTCGGCCCATGCTGTCGCGCATGGACCAGTACAAATCCGACAAGGCGGAAATCCTCAAGGCCACCGGCACCATCGACGCCGATTACGGCCGCATCATGGGCACGTTCAAGGAACGCTCCAACACCGCCGCCAATGCGGTCTCCCGGCTGGGCGATTCCATCGGCCGCTCGTTGATGCCGCCTTTGGGCGCGGCCATGGCCCTGGCCACCCCGGTGATCGGCTGGATGGCCGATTTGTCGGCCAAGGCACCCGGCACCACCATGGCCATCACCGGCATCGGCGCCGCCATGATGGTGCTGCCGCCCGCCCTGCGCCTGGTGGCGTTCGGCATCCGGGGCATCGGCGCCGCCATGACCGCCAATCCCATCGGCCTGACCGTGGCGGGCCTTGCCCTGGCCGCCGGGGCGATCTACGACAACTGGGCCACCATCAAGCCCTATTTCGATACCTTCTGGGACGTGGCCAAGCCGAAATGGGAGGCGTTTTTCTCGTTTGTCATGGATGCCTGGAGCATGCTGTCGACGCCGATCCGCACCATGATCGCGGCGGGCGAGGTACTGGGCAAGGCGGCCATGGGCGACGGGGTCGATCTGGCGCCCGTGGGCGCTGCGCTGCGCAAGAGCGGCGAGGCCGGGCAGCGCATGCTGGGTCGCGCCGGGATCGGCCCCGCCGCCCAGGCGGCTGCCTCCGGTGCCCCCGGCGCCACCGGCAAGGTCGAGGTGGCGGTGCGGGTGGACGGCCTGCCCAAGGGCAGCCAGGTCAGCACCGAAAGCTCCGGCTCGGCCATCTCCGGCGTCGACACCACCACCGGCTTCATGATGGCGGGGCCGTGATGGCCGCGCCCCTCTCTCCCTGGCGGCGCGAGCTGCTGCCGTCGAGCTTTCGCGGTGTCCGCTTCGAGGTCGAGTCCCGCGATCTTGCGGGTGGCCGCAATGCGGTGACCCACGAATATCCCGATGCCGAGGAGGTCTATACCGAGGATCTCGGGCGCAAGGCCGATCACTGGTCGGTGGACGGCTATGTCTGGGGTCCCGACACCATGACCCGGCGCGACGCGCTGAAAAAAGCGCTGCGCGAGCCCGGCGCGGGGGAATATGTTGATCACTGGGGCGGCCGCCACTGGGTGGTGGTGCGCGCATGGACCTGCCGCGAGGAAATCGCCAAGGGCGGCTGGGCCAGTTTCCGCCTCGACCTGGTCGAGGCCGGTGTGGTCAAGGCCCAGGTGATCCAGGGCGACAGCCGCACCCTGGTCTCGTCCCACGCCGATGACGCGGTGGCGGGCATCGCCAGTGATTTCGGCGCCGCCTTTGCCCTCGACGGCCCCGCTTTCGTCGGTGAGACCGCGCTGGTCCGCCTCGATCAGGTGGGGGGGCGCATGTCCGGCCTGGCCGCCACCGTCGGCGGTGTCGGCATGGGACCGCTCGGCCGCTTCCAGCGCTCCCTGTCCGCCTTCCGGGGTGGGCTGGCCTCGCTGGTCAACACGCCCTCGGCGCTGTCGTCACGGCTCCAATCCCTGGTCGGGCAACTGGTCGGATTGGGGGGCGGCCGGGCCGCCTATCAGGTGGCGGGCAGCCTATATTCGGTCGGCGCCGACTGGCCGGTGGTGGCGCCGCTCACCCCCAACCGGGTGCGCCAGGCCGCCAACCAGTCGGCCATCATCGCCCTGGTGGCCCGCACCGCCCTGGTGGAGCAGGCCCGTGTCGCCGCCGGGCTGGACTATCCCGACATGGGCGAGGCGGTAATGGTGCGGGGCGATCTGAGCGAGCGCATCGACGCCCAGACCCGGATGTCGGCGGATGGCGCGGCGCCATCCATCGCCACCCGCCAGGCGCTGCGCCGTCTCCAGGGCGCCGTTACCCGCGATATCACCGTGCGGGGCGCCGACCTGTCCCGCCTCGCCACCATCACCCCCCAGGCGACCCAGCCCGCCCTGGTGGTGGCCCATCGCCTGTATGGCGATGCCACCCGCGCCGCCGAGATCATGGCCCGCAACCCGGATCTGGGTCACCCCCTGTTCGTGCCCGGCGGCCGCGCGCTCAAGGTGGCGGCCGATGGCTAGGGCGGGCGAGCGCGTCACCCTCCAGGTGGCCGACAGAATCTTCGCGGGCTGGAAAACGGTTTCCATCCAGATGGGGATCGAGCGGCTGGCGGGCAGCTTTTCCATCGCGGCCTCCGAAAGCTGGACCAGGGGCGGCGAACTGGTCACCCAGCCCCTGCGCGCCGGTGACGCCTGCCGCGTCATGGTGGACGGCGAGACGGTGATCACCGGCCATATGGACGCGGCCGAACCCTATTACTCCACCTCCGATGCCGGGACCCGGATCAAGGGCCGCGACGTCACCGCCGATTTGGTGGACTGCTCCGCCGACGAGCAGGAGATATTGGGCCAAGGCCTGGCCCGCATCGCCACCGATTTGTGCCGACCCTACTCGATCCCCGTGCGTCTGTCGGGATGGGACGGCGGCGAGCCCTTCGCCCGCTACGCCGTCGATCCCGGCGAGACCGTGGCCCGCGCCCTGGAGGACGCCTGCCGCCAGCTCGGTATCATGATGTGGACCGATGGCCTGGGCACCTTGTTGCTGGGACGCCCCACCGGCGGCGCCCATGCCGGGACGCTGCGCCTGGGCGAACACATCCTGGAGGCCTCGGGCGGCGACGATCATACCAACCGCTTTTCGCGTTACACCGTCACGGCGGGCAAGCAGAGCGACGCCGGTGTCTGGGGCGACGGTGGCCACCTGGTGGACGGATCGGCCGACGATGCCGATATCCGCCGCTATCGCCCCCTGATCCTCAGCATCGAGGCCGATGTCCCCGGCGCCGCCACGGCGGCCGAGCGGGCGGCATGGGAGGCGCGGGTGCGTCGGGCGCGGGGGCTGAAGCTCTCGGTCAAGGTCCAGTCCTGGCGCGGCCCCACCGGCCTGATCTGGCGGCCGGGGCAGACGGTGGACATCGATGACCGCCGTCTCGGCCGGGCCGGGCGCCTGATGGTCTCGGATGTGGGTCTCGACCGCTCCACCCAGGGCACCACCGCCGCCCTGACCCTGGTGCCCGAGGGCGCCTTCGAACTGTTGCCCGAGGGAAAAAAGGCCGACAAGAAGGGGGGCGATCTGTGGAGCTGAATCGCATCCTCGGACCCACCGCCACGCGGATCCGCAACCTGATCGGATGGGGCCGCCTGCACGCCGTCGCTGACGCGGCCGACGACATCCATCGCGGCCAGGCCGATTTCGGCACCGGCCCCCGCCCGGAAGTCCACGAGGGCATGGCCCGGCCGCAATCCTATGGCTACGCCTCCAGGCCGCCCGGCACCATCCCTTGTGTCGCCCTGTACCCCAACGGCAACCGGGCGGCGGGGATCATCATCGCCGAGGGCGACGTCACCTGGCGCATCCAGATCGAAGCGGGCGAGGTGGCGCTGTACGACGATCTGGATCAGGTGGTCCATCTGACCCGCACCGGCATCCGCGTTGAAAGCCCGTTGAACGTCACCATCAAGGCGGGCCAGACCCTGCGGCTCGAAGGCAACGAGGTCCATCTGCACGCCCACACAATGTATCGCTGGGACACCAACGGCCACGGCCAGGTCTGGCACCCCACCAGCATCGACACCTGGCAGATCGGCGAGACGCCGGGCAGCGCCAATCCCATCAGCCCGCCGGAGATCGGCTGATGGATATCCGCTCCTACTTCGCAAGCGATACCGGGGTGGCGGACTGGCGGCTGTCCGGCGGTCAGTTGGCCATGGACGACAGCCTGGAGACGGCGGTGATGCTGTCCCTGTTCACCGACGCGGACGCTCCCGCCGGGTTGGAACTACCCGACGGCGTGTCGCGCCGGATCTGGTGGGGGCAGACCTATTGGCCGGTGCTGCAGCACAGCCTCGGCGTCTCGGCGGCGGCGGGCATGCAACTGGGCAGCCTGCTCTGGACGCTCAAGCGCGCCAAGCAGACCGAGGAGACCCGCTCGCGCGCCATCCAATACGCCCGCGACTCGCTGCTGTGGATGGTCGGGCTGGGCCTGGCCGCCGACATCCAGGTCGCAGGAACCTGGAGCCAGCCCGGACGGCTGGACCTGACCATCGACGTGATCAAGCCCGATGGACTGCCCGCCCGTTTCGCGCCCTATTGGAGGCTCGCATGACCTTCCCGCGTCCCGGCCTCGCCGATCTGATCGCCCAGGGCGTCGCCGATATCGACGCCCACCTGCCCGAATCCGATCCCCGCCTGCCGGTCTCCAACCTCAACGTCATGGCCATGGTGGTGGCGGGCGCCGCCGATGGCCTGCACGGCCATCTTGCCTGGCTGGTGGACCAGGTGGTGTGGACCGAGTCGCGCAACGAGTATCTGGAGCGCTGGGCCTCGCTGGTGGGCAAGCACCGCAAGCAGGCCGAGACCGCCATCGGCACCGCCGTGTTTCCGGCGGCCCCCGGTGCCGTCCTGGCCACCGGTTCCCGCATGCAGCGGGGCGACGGCATCGAGTACGAGGCGACCGCCGATGGCGTGGCGGTCGGCGGCACCGTCACCGTCCCCGTGGCGGCGGTGCTGGCCGGGGTGGCGGGCAACGCCCCGGCCGGGGTCAAGCTGCAACTGGTCAATGCCTGGGCCGGGATCACCTCGTCCGGCCAGGTGGGCGAGGGCGGCATCGCCGCCGGGGCCGATGCCGAGACCAACGACCAGCTGCGCGACCGATTCCTGGGGTATTGGCGCGACAATGCCGAGCGCGACGGCCCCTATGCCGCCCTGGCCATGGATGTGCCCGGCGTGACACGGGCCTGGGAATACTCCAACGAGATGGGCCTGGGCACCGTCACCGTCCGTTTCGCCATGGACGGCAAGCCCGACACCGCCATTCCCACCGGGATCGAGGTGGACGAAGTCGACGCCTGGCTCCAGGCCAAGCGTCCCCCCGGCATGCCCGGCCTGTATGTGGTGGCCCCCATCGCCGACCCGGTGGACCTGACCCTGGCCATCTCCCCCGACACCCCGGCCAACCGCGCCGCCGTCGAGGCCGAGGTCAAGGACTTCATCCGCCGGGAGAGCGAGCCCGGCGACCCCACCATCATGTCGCGGCTGTCCGAGGCCATCAGCTCGGCCTCGGGCGAGTACAAGCACCGGCTGGTCTCACCCGCCGCCGACGTCGCCCATGCCTACAATGCCCTGGCGACACCGGGCGCCATCACCTGGGTGGCCTACTGATGACCGGCCGCGCCAGCCCCGCCGATTACGGCACCACCCTGCGCGCCCTGCTGCCCACCGGCGATGCCTGGCCGCGCCTGCCCGATCTGCTGCGCGACCAGCTGCTGGACGCCATGGCCGAGAGTTTCGCGCGGGTCCATAACCGCGCCCTCGACCTGGTCGAGGAGGCCGACCCCCGCACCGCCGTGTTGCTGCTCCCCGAATGGGAGGCCGCGCTGGGCCTGCCCGACGACTGCACCGGCCAGGCCGAGACCATCGCCGAACGGCAGCGCCGCGCCCATGCCCGCCTGATTTCGGTGGGCGGCCATACCTTCGAGTATTTCACCGGGGTGGCAGCGGCCCTGGGCTACGCCATCACCATCAAGGAGCATAGGCCCTTCATCTGCAGATCACGTTGCACTGACGCTCTCGACCCAACTGGCCTGGAGGTGGACGGCAAGCCTATGCCCTGGTGCTTCGTGGTCGATATCCACGCCCCTCCCGAAACATTCCATCGTTTCCGCTGTCGCAGTACCTGCACCGAGCCATTACGGACTTGGGGTAACAGACTGCTCGAATGTGTCATGCGTCGTGAGTTCAAGCGCCGACGCCTGACCCGTCACGTTTACCTCCGCTTTGCCTATGATGGAGATGCCTAATGCATCGAATCGAGACTTCCACCGCCGCCGCCAATATGCACGGACCGGGAAAAAATGGATTCAGCCCAGGAAATCCCGTGACGGCCACGCCCTCGACGGAACTTTCCGAGGATTGGTTTAATGACGTCCAGGAAAACATCTGCCGGACCATCGAGGGCGCGGGCATCGGCCTGGTCAAGGGTGAATACACCCAGCTCTATGACGCCATCCAGGCGCTGATCGCCGCCGGGCTGGCCTCGCTGACCATCAAACAGCGCTCGCTGATCGCCACCACCCAGACCTTCGCGGCGGGGATCGTCAACGGCGATCCGGTGCGATGGGACGCGGCCAACAGTCGCTGGGCCAAGGCCCTGGCCGATGGCACCAGCGCCGATCTGGGCCTCGGCCTCGCCGATGTCACCAACGCCGAGGTGGTGCTCTATGGCGAGACCCGCGCGGGCCTGGTCAGCGGCCTGACGCCCGGCAGCGCCTATTACCTGTCGGCCGCAGGCGCCCTGGCCACCACCCCGGCCACGGATTACATCCGATACGGCGTCGCCAAGTCGGCCACGGTCATGTACCTGGATATCGACCCCGGCGCCTCCATGACCGGTGTGGCCTATCTGGCCGTCTCTCAGGTCTGGACCCGCCAGCAATCGGGCGGCGCCAATGTGCTGACCGACGCCGCCACCATCGCCTGGGACCTGGCTGTGGGCCAGACCTCCCAGGTGACGCTGGGCGGCAACCGCACCCTGGGCGCCCCCACCAATCAGCTGGCCAATACCTATTACTCGCTCCGCGTCGTCCAGGACGGCAGCGGCTCGCGGACCCTGGCCTACAACGCCGCCTATAAGGGGGTGACCGGCATCGTCCTGTCCACCGCCGCCAACGCCATCGACCATCTGGTGTTTCGCTCCACCGGCGCTGTCATGGAGTTGGTGGCCTGGCGCCTCAATGTGGGGGCATAGGCGATGTCTTTGCTCTATCAAATGATCATGGCCTCCTGCGGGTCAAAGCCGCCGAGCGGCGCCGCCATCTACGACTGCACCGGCGGCGACCAGACCTTTACCGTCCCGGCCGATGTCACCAAGGTCAGGGTGCGTCACTGGGGCGCGGGCGGGGCCTGCTCGTCCAACTCGACGGCCGGGGTGTCACCCGGCGCCGGGCCGGGTGGCTATGTAGAGGGCGATCTGGCAGTCACCCCCGGCGAGGTGTTGACAATAATCGTCGGGCAGGGCGGTCAAGCCTCTATCACCGGCTACAGTCCCGCCGCTTATGGCGGCGGTGGGCGGGGCGCTGGCTCGGGCGGCTCCGCTGGCGGCGGCGGCGGGCGTAGCGCCATCCGGCGCGGCGGCGCCGAGCTGTGCTGCGCCCCTGGCGGTGGCGGCTGCGGCCACGCCTATCAGGTCTATATGGGAGGGGCGGGCGGCGGCAGCGTCGGTGGTGACGGCAAGGTCACCGCCGGGACACCGGGCGGTGGTGGCACCCAATCGGCCGGAGGGACTGCGGCGTCACCTGCTCAGCCCGGAGCCCGATATGTCGGTGGTGACGGTTACGGGGCAAATGGTGGCGCGGGCGGTGGCGGTGGCGGCAAATACGGCGGTGGCGGCGGGTGCTCGAACAATTCGGAGACGGGTGGGGGTGGCGGGTCTGCGGATACCGATGGCCTGACCAACGCCACCATCATCTCCGGCGCCTCGGGTCCGCCCAACACCGGCAGCCCCTATTACACCGGCCGGATCGCGGCCGGTGGCGACCGCACCACTCCGACCGGCGGCAACGGCCGCGTGGCCATTACATGGGGATCATGAGATGACGATCTGGATCGATAATCGGGGCGAGGTGGTCGAGGATCACCAGGTCTATGTGGCCGAGGACGGAACCACCTATCCGGCCCAATATCCCAAGGGCGAGATCGATGGTCTGGCCTCGGTGACCGAGACGGCGCGGCCCGACGACCGGCCCGAGACCTATACCGTCGATGGCCAGGCCCGTGGCGGTGACCACGTCATCCGGGGCGATGACGGCCGCGAGTGGGAGGTGGTGGACGGCCTCCAGGTCTGGCGCACCATGCCCCGCCCGATGATGACGGCGGACGAGGCGGCGGCGGTCGCCGCCCGCGACCTGGTCATCGCCGCCGACACGGCACTGCGGGCCAGCGATCTGACTTTGCTGCGCTGCGTCGAGGCCGGGGTGGCGCTGCCCCAGGCGTGGCGCGACTACCGCGCCGCGCTGCGCGCCCTCAAATCCGGCGGCCCCGGCCCGCTGCCCGCCCGCCCCGCCTATCCGGAGGGGACGTGAGAACTGGGTGGTGTGATTCAAGGCCCGCCGGGCCGACCGGCGGGGGGATGGGGTGTCTCACCACCCCAAACCGCGAGAGGATGTCTCGCATGGCCAGACCCGGCCGGATTTCCGGCCATCCCCGCACCCGGCACCGGGCGGGACCATCATGGATATGCAGCAGCATGGAGTCGACTCCCCTTCGCGAGGTTTTTCCCATCAGGCCCGTCGCCCCCTATCTGGGCGGCAAGCGCAATCTGGCCAAGCGGGTCTGCGGCCTGATCGAGGCCATCCCCCACGCCATTTATGCCGAGCCTTTCGTCGGCATGGGCGGGGTGTTCCTCCGCCGCTCCCGCGCGCCGAAATCCGAGGTGATCAACGATCTGGGGCGCGAGGTCGCCACCTTCTTCCGCATCCTCCAGCGCCACTACGTGGCCTTCATGGAGATGATCAAGTTTCAGATCACCACCAGGGCGGAATTCGAGCGTCTGGCGGCCACCGACCCCGCCACCCTGACCGATCTGGAGCGGGCCGCCCGATTCCTCTACCTCCAGCGCACCGCCTTCGGCGGTAAGGTCTCGGGACGCAATTTCGGGATATCCCCCTCGACACCCGCCCGTTTCGATACGACCAAGCTCGGCCCCATGCTGGAGGACCTGCATACCCGCCTCGCCGGGGTGGTGATCGAATGCCTGCCTTATGGCGAGTTCATCGCCCGCTACGACCGGCCCGAGACCCTGTTCTACCTCGACCCACCCTATTGGGGCTGCGAGGCCGATTACGGCAAGGCCCTGTTCGAGCGGGCTGACTTCGAGCGCCTGGCGGCCCAGTTGGAAGGCATTCAAGGGCGCTTTATCATGTCGTTGAATGACCGCCCGGCGGTGCGCAAAATCTTCTCGGCTTTCGAAATCGAGGCGGTCGTCACCAGCTACAGTGTCGCCCGCAAGGTCGATAGCCGGGGCATGGCCGGAGAGGTGCTGATCACGGGCGGAAGGGGGCTACCACGCTAAAATGCGAGTGCTACAACACCATATGTCTGTGGCTCCAAAACCATGTGGCGCGCTACAGCCGTGGGAGGGAGCAGAAGATGGG